TATTCTGTAGCAAGTATTATATAGCCATCATTCTTAACATATTCTTTAACTTCATCTAGTGTGTGTTTTTTACAATGAGTGCACGTTGGACATCTGTGACCTTGTTGGAAGTCCGCTCTTGACATTTCAAAGATATGATGATTAGGACATGATATGGCCAATTTCGATGAGTTATTAATGTATTCAGTTGATATTAATGTATGCCCGTCAATTGATTCAATAAATGACTTTACTTGATTGTGTGTAAATTTTATATTTCTCATATATTATATTTATCATATAATAGGCAATAAGTAAAAGACCCATTGAAAGAAAATTCAATGGGTCTTTGTTTTAATGTCTGGATAAATTAACCAGCAATACCGGCTACTTCCGAGAAACTTGCTCCCGTTTTTGTTGCAATGAAGTTCAATACGATGAATTCAGCAGCACGTGTTGGTTTGATGTAAATGTCACACCATAATTCACCACGGTCAATTCTTTCAGGTGTATTGTTGGATGAATCACACACTAGGGCATAATCATATATACCTCTACGTGCTTTTACATCTCTCAAGAATGGGTCAATCATATTGATTAACAACAATCTTGAAATATCATCATTTGGTTCAAACAAGAAATATCTTGATGCTGTTGCAACTGCTTTTTCAAGAACCATGAACAATCTACGAACATTAATTCTATTGAAAGCTGATTCTTTATCAAGCAATGTTTTCTGTCCATAAATCAATTTACCCATACCTGACAAACTGATAATAGGATTGATACCATTTTTATATAAAACATTTCTTTGTGCTAATGATGGGTTCCAGGCAAGTCTACGAACACCTGTAATCAATGCTCTGTTAGGTCCTGCTGGAGCAAACCACGGTTCAGCAACATAATCATTATTGGCAAATAAACCTGCGACATATCCAGAAGCTGGAATCCATCTATATTTACCATTCCATTTGTCATAAACTTCAATCCAGTTACCATAGATTGTTGAATATGAACTATTGATTTGTAAGTCTGTTACAGCCGTTCCTTTAACAAATGTTCTAAGTGCTTCTGCTTCTGATCCTCTATTAGAAAGAACATCAGCCATTTCACAGTCAAGAATAGCAATAGCATCTTTTCTAGCAACGCAAATATCATTAATATATTGTTTGATTGCAATGCTTTTATTACTATCAATGAACATATTGACATCTATTTCTTCTGGATTCTGATAAAGATCAAGTGCTGTCATAATATCGGCATCAATAGCTGCTGCATTTGCACCACCAGTTAATGTAATCCATTCATCTGTTTTAAGATCTTTTACATCTTCTGTTGGCGGATATGTATCTTCATTGAATGCTACTCTAATATATTCTGATGTTTCATTGATTAATGTTGATACAAATCTTTTTCTTCCAGTGTCATCATAAGCATCCGGGTCTAAAGATACATTGAAGTATTCTTTTGTAACCCAGTTCATTGTTCCAGCGGATGGATATGCAGGAATTGCTGTTGATAATCCTTGATCTACAACCTGCACAACTAATAAGAATGAATGGTCGTCTTCAAGCGGGCTATCAATAGAACCAAGAGCTGCTGATGTTGTCCAAATTGAGTTTGTATCCGGGTCTGGACCACCGTCTTCTGTTTTCGAATCAACCCATGCTGAATATGTTGCATAAGTGTCTTTTCCACATACAGCTACTCTAATATTGTTTCCCCATTCGCCACGGGATGTTGGAACTATTTTCATTAAGAAACCTGTAGCTGGAACAATAGCAAAATCATCAACATCTCCACCAGCATTTGCTGTGGCTGTTGTCATTTCTGCTAATGTTAATGGTGTTGCCGATCCAGCGGATGCGATATCTGTTGTAACAGCAATATTTGCACTAGCAAATGTAGCAGCTGCTCCAAGTGCTCTGGTAATATATAACATACTTCCATATTTTAAATAACCTGTTGCTGATAGAATGTCTTGATAACATGCTGCAGCACTGGTTGGTTTACCGACTGTTGTAATAAGATCATTAACAGAACTGATAAATTGTGTTTTAAGTTCCGGACCTTTATATGTATCTCGTAAAATACAGACAGCAATTGAGGTGGCTACCGCTGGTATCGTTGTAGTTGCATCATATTCGTTTACAGCAACTAAAGGGCTTAGATAAAATGCCATGTTTTAAATCCTCCTAAAATAGATTCTTTATTCTATTTATATAAAAACTATTTTTTTATGTATCTGCTATTTCATACCTATCGTAATAAAAGATTGCATTACATTCGATATGTGTTTCGCCATCTCTAATAGAAAATGTTAATTCTCCTAAACTTTGTATCCAGATATTTTTAAATGTTACAAATGTGTGTGGATTACTGAAATTGTCATAAATTATTATATTTGCATCTGTTACATAGTCATCTGGTTTTTGAGAGGGAATATCTTTATTATTAGCTATATATGTTAACCATCTAAATAATATTTTCCAATTTTCAAATTCTGAATCAACAATGAAATTTATATTTAAAGGGTCAAATGTTATACCACCTATATGATATTGAACGTGGCTACCTTCCCATGGCATTTCAGTATTTGTTAGTGATACACCTGGTAATGCAATACTGAAAATATTTAAACGTAATATATCAG